GGAATTATAACGCTTGATGCGGAAGCATTTCCGTCTGTGGCACAAGAAACCATAGACCGTGAAATCAAAAATTTTGAACCTGCGAGGGTAGCAGTAGAAAAATTATATGAGTATGAGCAAAAAGATATTCCGCAAGATGTAGTATTAGTGGGGGAGGAGTACTGTTGCCCTAATTGCGGCAACGATACAAATATATTATCTGACGATAAGTATTGTGTAGAATGCGGTCAGGCATTGGATTGGAGTGATGTGGAATGACATACGAACAAGCGATAGAGATTATTACAAACGCTATACAAAAAGACAAAATGACTGTCGAACGAGATATGGCATTGGCTATTGCACAAAAAACATTGGAGAAACAAATTCCCCAAAAAATAGAATTCGACGGCAATCAATTCATTTGTCCTAATTGTGGCAATGGTATAAATAACATATTCAGCGATAAATATTGCATGGAATGTGGACAACGTTTGAAATTGGAGTTGAGGGAATGAGCAAAAAGTATAAGGGATTTAAAGGTAGCGGCTACAACAAAAAGTCGCTACCGAAATACGCAAATAAAACATTGCTGAAAATTATAAAAAATGCAATGGCAAGCAAATTAAAGATTAATTGCAAGTATTAGGAGGTACAAAATGAGGGATATACTATTCCGAGGTAAAAGCACCGAAACAAATCAATGGTGCTATGGAGGTTTTCACATATGGAAAAAGCGACAAATATGTGTTTTAGGCGATGATAAGCTGAAAGATGATGAAATATCATACGTAATAACAGTAAATTCGTTTGCGGATTGGAATATGCCGCGAACAATGCAAGCCGTTGAGGTTATAGCCGATACAGTCGGTCAATATACAGGTTTGGCAGATGTAAACGGTCAAAAAATATTTGAAGGCGATATTGTAAAATCGCAAAATTATAGATTTGTAGTAAGGTTCGGTAAATGCGGTAGTAATAAATTTGTTAATTATAATAACGGCTATATAGGTTTTTATCTTGAACCAGACGGGAAAACAAATGCTCACGGATTGCGTAATGATATATGTTATTTTGGTAATCTTTCTGTTATAGGCAACATATATGATAATCCCGAATTATTGGAGGAATAAAAATGAACAGAAAGGAAATAACAAGATTCTTAAGTGAGTTACTTGTCAAAAAAAGATTATCTGGCATGGGTAAATACTATGCGAGTGAGGTCACTATGGATTGGTACATTGGCAAAATAACACATACAATGCGACGTGTTGATTTTATACAGTTTGTACCTAAAAATCAAACTGTAAGTGGTATAGAACATGGCGATTTTTATTTCTATGAGGTAAAAAGCTGCAAAGAAGATTATAATAGCGGAAACGGTTTGACTTTTGAGGGTGATAAAAATTATATTATCACTACGGCAGAAACATACAAGAAAATTATCAAAGATGTAGACTATGATGTCGGTGTACTTATAGCGTGTCCGGTGCTAAGAGAAATTAAAGATGAAATTGAAAATCCTACGCAAATAGACGGTAATATAGATGATTGGATACTCAAGACTGCGAAAAACGCACATAGTAAAAATCGTGAGCGACCATTGTCACAACTTCTATTTTTTATGCTGCGTTCGGGAAAGTGAGGAATAAAAATGATTATAAAATTACCGATGGGTGTAACTATGGATACAAGTAATGTACCAAATAATTTTGGTGTAATTATTCGTGACAGCTTTAGAAAATTTACTGATGGAACTAAAGAAGAATACCGATATGAAGATAAGCTAAGGTTTATAGATTGTTGTGTTGCATATATGAGTCGTTCAAAAGACGCAGACGAAGCTGTACAAGATATAATACTTAGCGAAACAAAAAGACGAATGAGCGAAGACGGAGAATTCCCGAATAAAAGTGATTTTGAGAGCCTTGAATTTATGAGTATTTGCTACGAAATAGGACAAAAAAGTGCAAAATTATGTTCAAATGAATATGGGTGTGATAAGCATGATAATGAGGCTGCGTTGAAGTTACTTGCAAGCATTGTAAAGATTGTTATCAATTTTTGAGGAATGATGAATAAAACGGAGGAATAAAACGATGACAGTATCAGAATTATTAAAATGTTTAAAGGCATTAGAAGAAGACGGCAAGGGCTATTATAAGGTGTTATTTAAAGGATGTGATTGGTTTGCGGAAATACATATCACTCATCTTGACATACCTGCAGAGGAACTTATATTGAAACTGTAGAAAGAGAGGAAAAATAAATTAAATGGTTGAGTGGGAAAAAGTTAAAAAGTTAATGGATTGTTTCCCGGGAAGTATTATAAATCACAATGGCGAATTTATCGCAATGGTAAAAGAAAACGAGTATTTTATACTTGAAAATTGCAAAGATGAGCGTGAAATAAAATGCAAAGTTTTAGCATGGTTTTCAAGAGGTGCTCATAAAACACAACATTATAATTCAAAAAAGAAAAATAATGAATACCATCAATTTATGCTTGACGGTATAAATAAATATCTCGGAACAAACTTTGACTTTGAAGATATGGACATTATTTATACTAAACTCGGTAATGATGTCAATAGACCTCTTTGTGAAAAATTTGTTGACAGTGGATATGATATGAATATTTTGATTTCTAAATTAAAACAAAGGCTTGACGAGGTGTAAAATGATAAAATTATTAGCAATGCTCGTCACAGTTATAATAATTGTGATAGACATTAACAGAATGTGAGGTGGGCAGCAACCAATGAAGAATAAAGTGGCCGAACGTGCGAAGAAAAAAAGACGTGCGTTAAAAGAGGCGGAACGACGTAAAGAACAAGAAAATTTACTGAAAAAATTTAATGAGATTGCCAAAAAACACGGTGTGAATAATGTAAAATACAACAAACAAACATTGTGGCAAACATTTATGAAAGTCGATAAAGAAATGGTTAAATTAAGCATTGTATATAGCGTTATGGCAGTTGCATATTGTTTAAGAAAAACATTCGGTTGGGGGAAAATTAAGATATACAGATATGCTGTGGATATGAACAGATATATTACTTCTGTCGGCAAGCAAGACAGAGATATTCCGGCATTAAATGATGAATTACGAACAGAGGCAGGAATTGACTGTACCAAAATTTTTGAGGGTTATAAGCCGTATATGCTAAAAAAGGTAAGTCTTCAAAAATCGTCAGAAGCAGAGGCTATGTTTGAAAAAATTAAGTACATATTACCTATGGTTATATATCCGTTGTATTCAAGAGAGGGGTGGAAACAAAAACGAATGAACCGCTTGGGACAAGCTTTAAAGGAAACTTTAATTGATATTTTAGAAAGTGATGAAATCGATAATATCAAAAGGACAATGTATGAGGAGTGCGGTCTTAAATTCTATGATGATGGAACGGTAGACCCTAATTAAAAATGCTATTATAGAGAGCCTTCGAACTCCCACAACCAACACAGGAATCGGAGGTATAAAAAATGCAGGCAGACGAAAAAAGAATTATAACTGATGAAGAATTAACCGAAATAGTGAAAGTGGCTGCTAAAGCAGGGGCTGACGCAGCTATGGAGCACTTTAAGGCAGAAAAACTCAAAGAAAAACGCAACCGAAAGGATAGGAGATTACATAATACAAAACTCTTGATACGTCATTACAGAACATTTAAAGAATATGTGAATAATGCGGTGTTTGAAAGCGAAGAATCAAATGAAGATGCACTCGGCGCTATTGAAGAATTAATGTGGGAGCCAAGAGTAACAGCTGATATGGTTGTAGAGTCAATCAAACGCAGTGCGGCAAGAACACAGATTATAATAAATCATATAGACGGAATGATTAACGTGTATCAAGATATGTGTCAAAAGTCAAACAGTGAAATGAAAATACGTCGTAGCAAGGTGCTTTATGATATGTATATATCTGATACAGTTTATTCAAAGGAACAGATTGCAGAAATGTATTTCATTGATAAACGGACAGTGTATAAGGATATAGACGCTGCCTGCAAAGAATTAAGTGTATTGTTATTCGGAATAGACAGCATTAATTAGGGCACAAATAGGGCATTGACTCGGCTATATGGATATGATAAAATAGTATTAGTAAAATTCTAAAATAATTAAAAAAGTCCATTTATTCAATTTGCGAATAAATGGACTTTTTTTATTGTCGGAAAGGAGAATTAGAAATATATGCTCCCTCCTAACACATTTATAAAATTAGGAGGATGTATATGGAAAGTACGATAGTTATGCGCAGTGTCAGTGCATTAAAATGTTATGAAAACAATCCAAGACACAATGAAAATGCGGTTGAAAAAGTGGCAGAATCAATTAAAGAGTTCGGTTTTTTAGTGCCAATAGTAATTGATACGAATGACGTGATTATAGCGGGAGAAACCCGTTTAAAAGCGTCTAAACTGTTACAACTTGACAAAGTACCATGTATTATAGCAGATAAACTCACAGATGAGCAAATAAAAGCATTTCGATTGATTGAAAATAAAACATCTGAATTTGCAACATGGGATTTTGAAAAGCTGCAGAAAGAACTAAAGGCTATTAACATAGACATTGGACTGTATAATTTCCCAGAATTAGATGATGTAGAATTAAATGTTTCCGATGATGATTTTTTAAAGGATACGGAAATAGTGAGGGAACATCATAATAAGACAACAACGTGCCCTAAATGCGGCGAGGTGTTTGAAATATGAGAGTATTTCTTGCGTCCACCGGGTCGGGTATGTCAAAGGAATTAAGGGATAAGACGGTTAAAATATGTCGGCCGAGATATATACTTGAAACATTTTTCAATGGTGAAAAATCATGTCTTGAGGCTATGAGCATTGTAGGAAATGATAATTTTTTACTTGATAGCGGAGCGTTTTCATATATGAACGGTGCAAAGGTGACATTGTCGCAAATGGATAGTTATATTGACAAATATATAAAATTCATAATCAATTATAAAATCAAACATTATTTTGAAATCGATGTTGATAATATTTTTGGTCTTGATCGCGTTGAGTTTTGGCGGAACAAGATGGAGAGCGCAATAGGTTATCAATGTATTCCTGTGTGGCATAAAGGCAGGGGCGTTGAATACTGGAAACGGATGTGCAAAAAATACTCATATATAGCGATAGGCGGATTAGTATTCCATGTAAAGAAGCAGGAATATGAATTGATACGACGATTGGTTGAATATGCGTATTATTGTGGTGTAAAGGTACATGGCTTAGGTTTCACGAAAACACGAGAATTGAAAAATTACAAGTTTTACAGTGTAGACAGCGCAAGCTGGGTAGTGTCGGCCACAAGAGGACAACAAATACACTTTTTCAAAAATGGGTATATGAAAACTCGGCAGTTAGAGAAAAAAGGGCATAAAGTAGATTTGCCGAAGTTGGTAGCTCATAATATGATAGAGTGGACAAAATTTCAAAAATATATGGATGGAGTGAATTGATTATGAAAAAGAATACATTTAATTTAACACTATTAACAGGAATATTTTGCTTAGGGCTTATAACGTCCAACTTATTCGGTGGTAAGCTTATAAGCGTCTTAGGATTAACCGTTGCGGGTGCGATAGTAACATATCCACTCACATTCTTGACAACTGATATTATCGGTGAAATATGGGGAAAGAAAGAGGCGAACGATTGCGTTAAAGTAGGTATAATTGTTCAAATCGGCTTTTTGATATTAGGGTATTTATCATTGAAAATACCGACATTATCGCAAACAACTCATTTGCAAGAGTGTTTGACAGCAGTATTAAATCAAGGAACAAGAATGACGTTCGCAAGCCTTGGAGCATTTGCAGTAAGTCAGACAATGGATGTTATTTCATTTCATTGGTTAAAGAATAAGACGAACGGAAAGTATAAATGGTTAAGAAACAATGCAAGTACAATGAGCAGTCAACTTATAGATACTGTTATCTTTATAGCTATAGCTTTTTACGGTGTAGTTGATAATATAATACTTATGATATTTGCTCAATACTTAATTAAATTGATTTTAGCGGCATTAGATACGCCGTTTTTTTATTTCTTCACAAGACGAAGAAAATGCAAAAATTAAGGAACGAATTGTAGGGAGGTGTCTAAGGTGGCACGAGTGCCTAATGAAAAAGCAGCGAAAGCAGAGGCTATGTATCATGACGGTATGAAACTCGTGGATATAGCAAGAAAACTTGACGTGCCGCCGGGTACTGTCCGAAGATGGAAAAGTACATACCATTGGGATGGAAATTCTAAAAAAAAACAAAACGAGCGTTCGGATAATAAAAGCGAACGTTCGGATAAATCAGAAACACGTCATAGAGGCGGTCAGATAGGTAATAACAATGCATTGAAAAATGCAACCTATGCCAGTGAATATTGGAAGAATATCAGTGATGAGGAACGTGCAATGATGGCAGATATGCCGACAGACGAAGAATTTATGTTAATTGAAACATTGAAATTAGCTACTTTGCGAGAGCGGCGTTATATGGCATTATTGGCACGATATAATGAATTGTTGAAAAACTCGCCTGACGGAATGATTTTGAAAGAAGATATACGGGTGTTGACTAAAGAAAGTAACGCATTCGGAAAATGTGTCAGTAGCAAACAACATCAAACGGTTACGGCACAACAAACAAAGGTTGATGCAGTAGAACAAATGCAAATAATAGAATCCGAATTAACTCGGGTGCAAAAACTGAAAATCAAAACACTTGAAGCATTGTCTAAAATTCGAGCAGAAAAGGCAACGGATGGCGACAGTGAATTAATAGATGATTGGATAAAAGCAGTAGAGGGATGTGAGGATGATGACTAAAATGATTGAGATATTTCAAAAGCGTATTCCTCTTTACAGGAAAAATATAAAACTATTTGCATGGGAAATGTTCAAATTCATACCGGACAAATGGCAAAATGATGTGTTTTGCGATATAGTTACCGATAATCGCATTACTGTAAAATCGGGGCAGGGTGTGGGAAAGACAGCTATAACAGCGATAATACTATTGTGGTTTTTAAGCTGTTTTTCATATCCGAGAATAGTTGCAACGGCTCCAACCAAGCAACAACTGAATGATGTATTGTGGTCAGAAGTTGCAAAATGGCAAGAAAAAAGCCCTGTGCTGAAAAAAATATTGAAATGGACCAAGACATATGTTTATATGAAAGGTCACGATAAGCGGTGGTTTGCGGTGGCGAAAACGGCAACAAAACCCGAAAATATGCAAGGTTTTCACGAAGATAATATGTTGTTCATAGTAGACGAGGCTTCAGGTGTTGCTGACATCATTATGGAAGCTATACTTGGTACATTGTCAGGTGAAAATAACAAGTTATTGATGTTAGGAAATCCGACAAAGACTTCTGGCGTGTTTTATGACAGCCACACGGTAGACAGAGCATTATATAAATGTCATACGGTCAATTCCGAGAATGTGGCGAGGGTAAATAAAAAGAATATAGAAAACCTGAAAAAGAAATACGGCAAGGACAGCAATGTTGTTCGTGTTCGTGTATATGGTGAATTTCCAACACAAGAAGATGACGTATTTATACCGCTCTCTATAATTGAACAGTGCAGTAGTAAGTTGTATGAACTTCCCGACAACAATAAATTACCCAATATTATATTAGGTGTGGATATAGCTCGTTTCGGAAATGACGAAACTATTATATATCGTAATGCGCAAGGAAGATTAAAAATCATGGCCGAGCGTAAAGGTCAAGATTTGATGGCGACTGCTGGTGACGTTATAAGAATATATAAAAAAACAATCAATGAATTTCCCGAATACAGAGGGAAAATATATGTCAACATTGATGATACGGGCTTAGGCGGCGGTGTGACAGACCGATTAAAAGAAGTCAAAAAGGAACAGCAGCTATATAGATTAGCTGTTGTCCCTATTAATGCTGCTGAAAAAATTGAAACTGATACAAAGGCGGGTAAAGAGGCGGCAGAGTATTATAATGACCTTACAACACATATGTGGGCGTGCCTGAAAGAATTAATCGAACATAAAGAAATTGAATTGGAAGATGACGCTGATACAGTAGCACAGCTTTCAACACGAAAATATAGAATAGCTTCAAACGGAAAGATTGAGATTGAGGGCAAAGACGAAATGAAAAAACGAGGGTTAAAATCACCCGACAGAGGAGATGCTGCTGCATTGTCAGTATATCTGGGTAAGATAAAGAAATATACAGGCAGTATGCCAAATATCAGTGACGGTCTAAAAAAAGAAAGTGAATGGATGAGGTGACTGAAATATGGGTTATATGAAAGAGTTTGGTCGTGCAGGTCAAAAGCGTACAGGCGGAATTTTTTACGAAGAATTCTTACCAGAACTGCAAGGAAAAAAGGGTATAGAAACATATCGTGAAATGGCTGACAATGATGATGTAGTTGGAGCTATTTTATTTGCGGTTGATATGCTAATACGAGGTTGTTCATGGGACACTCAACCA